GTAGGTAGGATTTGAACCTACGTGCTCTTGCTCCCAAAGCAAGCGAGATAAACCTAACTCCTCTACTATTCGTATTGATGCCCCACTAGGACTTGAACCTAGACTCGCCTGACCCAAAATCAGATGTGTTACCAATTACACCACAGGGCAATTTTGTAAGGCAGCTCCATCCTTACATGTCCACTAAAGTTTTTCTTATCTTTCAAAGGCAAGATGTGGCTTTCCTTTAACTCGAAGGAGCTTAGTATTCTTAATCCCACCAACTTCTAATTTCTTTAAGAAGAATGAATATTTCATCCCACTCTTTTTCTCGAAGTTTATGGCTTTCTTTTATAGCTTCTTTATTAGATTCAGGTGATTCTTTAAACATATTTTCTTTATTAAATACCCACCCACATCTTTCTGCATAATCATCTTCTAAGAAATGATTAATAAGTTCTATACTTCTTTTTATATTTTCAATTTTAGGTAAACGTGTTTCTTCAATTTCTTGTCCTCTTTCTAAATATTTTAAAACTCTTTCTAAAGAAATTTTTGTAAGAGATAGAATAGTAGAATCACTAATATAAGGATGTATATTAAAAACTATTTTAAAATAAACTCTTAAATTTTTTATTCCTCTTTTAAGATCATAATATTTATGTTCCCAAAATTTAAATTTATACCATAAATGAGCATTTATAACATTTTCCTCGAATGATTCATAAAATGAATCAGTAAATATAACTTTCATAATAAGGTTTTTTAATGATTTTTTTATTGCAGGTATGAAGGGACTCGAACCCCCAACCTTTGGTTTTGGAGACCACTGCTCTACCAGCTGAGCTACATACCAATATATTATTTATTTTAATTTTAGTAATCCAGACAAGACTCGAACTTGCAATCTCCACAGTGAAAGTGTGACGAACTAACCAATTATTCTACTGGATCATAAAGCCTACATAAGTAGGCTCTTTTAATTTATTCATAATGATGCTATAATAGCAACTATGATAATTATAATCACAACTAATAAGAGTACTCCATAGAAAGGTAGTAATACCCATCCCCAACTCCAATCAATATGACCTGTCAGTTTTAGTATTACAAAAGCTACTCCTAGTAACCCTATAACACCAATTCCTGTACTACTACTTGAACTTGTTTTTGCCATAGTTTTCAAATTTAAGGTTTATTTTTCTAATTTCCAAACATTTATATAAAAATCTCTTACTCAAGGTTTCTGATCTTAACTTTCTTTCTCTCATGATGGTACTACAAACCTTTTTTCCCTTCATATCAAGGATACATCCAAGTTAGTGTTAAGCCACAGTTCTCCTTATTTCTAGTGTGTTTTGTAAGAGACTATTTTTTAAATGTCTTTTTATATTTAATACTTTAATTTGTAAATTTGATGATTAATTTTTTAATTTCCTAATTTTTAATTGTTTATTATCCAGATTTAGGAGCAATACTAAATGATTCTTTTATTTTATTTGTTTTTATAAAAGAGTCAACTATTTTTCTAGCATCTTCTGATAATTCATATTCATCTAATTCATCTACATATATTTCTTTAACTCCATATGCAGGATAGATACTATCTAAAATTTTATGTGCCCCATTCCAAGTGAAACCTAATGTTTCAGCATGAGATAATAAATCTCCAAAGTCTATTAGTAATGTTGTTTTCATATCATTTATTATTTTGTGTAATCAATTTAATAATTAAGAACATTTCGAATAACCACAAGATTTACATTCTAAACAACCACCTTGATAGACAAGTATATTGCCACATTCACATAGGTCTTGAGTATCTTCTCCATCAATAATATATTTAGATAATACTCTTCTTATTGCTGCTCCAAATGATACTAAATCTTCATCTGTTTTTCTAATTGTTTTAACTACATATTTGATTGGTGCTCCATGTCTTAATAGACCAGAGCTATATATTGTATGAAATCTTTCTTCTTTTAAGTCTGATGCCAATTCTAAATTTTCTATTTCAAATTCTCCATTTATAAATTTAAAGTGATTCTTCTTTAACTTTATAGTTACTCCTGTTGTATTTTTCTTCAAAGGAGGATGTTCAAAAGCAAATATTTCATAAGGTTTATCATTCAACAATCCAACTATTACTGCATATTCTTTACCTTGTGACTTTGTATAGTGATAATCTGCTTTTAATTCTTTTGGTCTTTTTGGTGCATGTTGTTCTTTAAATATAATATCTTTTTTTAATTCTGTCTTTGATAAAACACCTGTTCTGCTACCATCTCTATAGATAGTAACACCTTTACAGCCTTCTTTCCAAGCTGTCATATAAATATTAGACACTTCTTCTTCAGTTATATCTTCTGGAAGATTGTGTGTCACACTAATGCTATGGTCTATCCATTTTTGAATAGCTCCTTGCATTTTAATTTTCTCAATATAATCAATTTCAGATGATGTAGCTTTATAATAAGGTGATTCTTTAATAAGCTTTTCAATCATTTCTTCAGAAGATTCACTTAAAACTAATTTAGATTCTACAAGATTATTAAGTCCTGATGCTATAGAATACCATTCTATAAATTTAGGATGGAATATATTATGTTCTTCCCACCAATCACCACTTGCATCTTGAAATACCTTATTAGGATTATCTTCATCTACTTTTCTTCTTCTCTTGTACATAATTTCATATACAGGCTCTATACCACTTGATATTTGTGCCATCATACTAATAGTACCACTTGGAGGAATAGTTAATAGAGCTATATTTCTTCTACCAGTTTCTACCCAATTTATTTGATCTTCATTCATAGGTGGTCCTAGATTTCTAAAGATATTTTCAAGATATGGATTTCCTTTTTCTCTTTCTAATTCCCATATTGGAAATGCTCCTCTTTCTTTAGCTAAATTAACACTTTCTGTATAAGCAGATATAGCAAATTTTTGGTACACTTTTTCAGTAAATATAGTAGCTTCTGGAGTTCCATATTTATATCCTAATGCAGCTAACATATCACCTAATCCTATAGCACTAAGTCCAGTTCTTCTACCATTTCTTAGAGCATTTTTAATTTTAACCCAAAGGTTATGTTCATTAGAAGTAGGTTGAAGTTCATGGTCTATCTTATCTAATATTTTATCAATCTTTTCTTCTTCTAGATCAATAATATCATCCATAAGTCTTTGTGCTATTTTTACATCTCTTACAAATTCAAAGAAATCAAAAAATGAATTATTAGTAAAAGGATTTTTAACATAAGAGTATAGATTTAATGACAATAACCTACATGAATCATAAGGACTAAGAGGTATTTCACCACATGGGTTAGTACTCATAGTTTTAAAACCTTCATAACAATCTGCAGGTGATTCACTTATAATCTTATCCCAGAATAATATTCCTGGTTCTGCTGTTTTCCAAGCTTGATGAATTATTTTATCCCAAAGTTCTCTAGCTTTAATCATAAATTCACTTGCGTGTGCCATTGGATACATTCTATCCTTTTCTACACATTCCATAAATTCATCATCTATTTTAATAGATATATTTGCTCCTGTAATTTTAGTTAAATCATCTTTGACTGTAATAAATTCTTCTATGTCAGGATGATCTATTTTTATAGTAATCATAAGAGCTCCTCTTCTACCATCTTGAGCAACTTCTCTTGTAGTATTAGAATATCTCTCCATGAAACTTACTGCTCCTGTTGAAGAACCAGCAGAGTTACTTACACTTGAACCTCTATGTCTTAAATGAGATATATCATGTCCTACTCCACCTCTTCTTTTCATTAATTGAGCTTGTTCTTCATCTGTAAGCATAATACCAGAATAACTATCTGATTTATTACCTATGACAAAACAATTACCTAAGCTAGAATAAGAATGATTATTACCTACTCCATAAAGAATGCTACCTCCTGGAATAATATGATTAAAATTCTTTAGTCTAGAATAGATTTGATTATATCCTAAGCTATTAGGATACTTTTGTTCTATCCTATAAAATTCACTTGCTAGTCTTGTAATAGTGTCATCTGGAGAATCTTCTAGTATATTACCTTGCTTATCTTTTAGGCAATACTTATCCATCCAAACTCTTACACTCAGTTCATTGAAATTGAAATAATTGAGAGTTTTGTTATAAACTTCTTCTTTTTTGTACATAAATAATATTTTAAAAAATTAAGGGAAAAGTATATAAAGATACATACTTCTCCCTTTAAAAACAAATTTATTCCTTTTTTTCTGTTTTCAATTTTACTACCATTTCTTTCGCTTGATCTAAGATTTCTTTATGCTTTGTGAAAATGTCCACTATAGCTGAAATTCTTTTATAATGTTGAGAGAAATCAGAGTGCCAATAATTTTTTGAATCTTCTGGTTGAAAAGATAATGTTTCTGTTAAATCAACATCATTATCATTTCCAATTCCTGCAATTCTTAACTTACTTTTAATGTATTTTCCATTTTCTTCAATCTCTATCTTCTGAATAATTATGAAATTCTGATAAGAATCTTCTTCAGTTTTAAAAATATTAGAAGTCTCTAATAGCTTTGTAAGCTTACTAACTTCATCAATTTCTTCTATCAGTTTTTCATAATTGCTCTTTTCCTTTTTAAGTTCTTCTAAAGGTGTTTGTTTTGGTTGTTCTTCTTCTTTTTGAATTTGTCCCATTGATTTACTTTTTAAGTGTGAATTTTGTATTTTTATAGATTACATAATTAATACTTCTGTGATCAACCTGTCTAATTCTACTATCCCATTCAGGGTTAGTACCTTTTTCAGCTTGTAAATCAATAACATGAGATCTTCCAAGGTTAAAATCAGAACCAATTCTATATCCAATAAGAGTTCTTTCTTCTCCTTTAAATACAGATTTTAGTACTTCTTTAACTTTAGTTTGGTATTCCTTTTCACTTAGGATAGTTCCACCTGCATTAGCATATAGACCAAATAATCCTTCTCTAGCATCTTTATCTTTAAGTTGCTTATTGAAATTTACTGTAAATACAGTATCTCCAATATGGCTAAATAAGTCAGCTAATTCAGTTTTAGTTAATTCTTTGGTTTCAGTGAATTGATTGGCACTAAATATACCTTCTCTAACAATAGAGGAACTTATATTAAATTCCATTCCTCTTTCATTTTTAACAGCTACACTGTTTGTACCAACTGCTAATACCTCATAGTATTGAATTTCTGAGAGTTTATCTCCTTTTTTAAGCTTTGTTATGTCTGATTTGTTCATGGTTTAAACTTAGGGTTTATAATTAAGCATCTGATTCTATAATCTGATGCTCTGTTTTATTTATTAATGGTAATTTTTTCTTCCTGCAAGAGAATGGTGCAAGTTCTTTAGCATTATCTTGAAGATATACTACATGAGTTTTCATAAGAGCTACTACATACCTCTTAGAAATTAAAGGATTACTTACATGTATAGTATAAGTATTTCTACTTAGTTTTTTAGCTCTACCAAGAGCTATCTTTTTACCAAGTTCTTCAGAGTACTTGTCGTCTGGATTATATATTGCATGTCCAATTCCTACATAATTAGGGTCATGTACATGAGCTGCAATAATAACATGTCTTTTGCTGTCATTAAATTCAATTTCTTCATCCATAAAGAAATTGGATTGTGATTTAACTTTTTTCATGAAGTTTAATGTTTTTAGAATCAGGAGATTTGCTTATTAAAACCTTACTAAATTTAGTTTTAATCTTATTTAATACACTTTTATATCCACCTACTACATAGTAAGATGCATCTTTATATGTGTATCTTATTTCCTCTAGTTGATCTACACATGTTACTGCAAGGTTTTTAGTAACCTTTGAGTAATTATCATGTATATCATCTACATCTAGAGCATAATTAATAAGATCTAAATCAAGAACAGTTTTTCTAAATTCTCCTTGAAACTTGTTTGTAATATTAGTTTCTTCTTCAGCATTATCTAGAGTTAATTCAAGTAAGTTTTCATTAGTCATGAAACCATTTCCATGTCTAGTTTGATATGCTCTGGTAACATAGTAGATATCAATTTGAGAGTCAGCTAAATAACATTCATTAATTATATCTAATGCTAGATCTGAGGTAGTACTACTTCTAGTTACATTTGGATAAAATCCATATTTTTTGTCTAAAAGTATACCTTGTGAACCCTCAAATATGATATGATTATATTCTTTAATCACATGCTCAACATCATCAACCATTCTTACATTATTCATGCTTATCATTTCACTAACAGCTGCATTCCAGTTGTATTCATTTAATATATCATCAAATTCATAACTGTTGCCATTTGCTTCATGCATTAACTTAACATCTTCTTCATAGTATTTATGAATTAGTTTAAGTTTCTCTCTTAATATGTTAGGATGAAATAAATCCATATAGAAAAGATGATAATTATCTTCTTCTCTTTGAATAGTATTTCCAAATCCTACACCTACTGTACCATGCAAACCTTGCTTGGAATTATACTCATTTGCTAAGACATCAAATGGAGTTGTAACAGGACATAAAGCTTCAATATAAATCTTTGGCTTTACTTCCATATCTTGTAGTTCATTATATTCATTCATGAATCTAATAGGATAAACTGTACATTTATCTGACCATAAAGTAGGAACACCTCTAAGTGTTCCACTTCCAAAATGGGAGAATATATGTTTATGTTTACCTTTAACTACAGTATGACCTGCTTGGTGTCCACCTGAGAATCTTACTACTAATGGTTTAGCATTAGTTGATATTCTTGGCTTACTGCCAGGAATACTTATGGTAGACTCTGAAGCAAGATAATCAGTTATTAAACCTTTACCTTCATCCCCAAAGCCTAGACCAAGTACTATTGATATTTTTTTCATTTTTATAAGAATTTAGGATCTTCTTCTTCTATTGTCTTATCAGATGTATTAATATCATTATCTTGAGCTAATGTTTCTTTGATTGTTTTTGCTATTAATTGAACTATTTCATCAGATTTACAATGTAGGAAGTTCTGTCCCATAATATCTATCCAAGATTGTCTTACAAAGTCAACTGAATAATTACCATCATCACAATGAATATGAAATACATGGTACTTATCAGTTACTTCTTCATACAAATCTTTAGATAACATAGTTTCAGTACCTTTCTCATAACCCATATTGTTTACAAGGCTACCATTGTATAAATCTTCATTACATTGCTCATCTCCTATAGTAAATAAGAAGCCTTTTTTATTGTGCTTATCATTTCTATCAGTTGATGTATGTCTAGAACCTATTAACCAAGCATAAGAGTATGATTCAGACTTGTTACCACCACCTCCACCTTCTAAGAAGATATCAGTTAAACTAGTAGCAATAAGCTCTGTTTCAGATTCAAATTGAGAGATTTGTATTGGAGCACTGTCAAAATAACCATCACCTATTCCTAAGAATAGCATTTGAGGGTCTTTATGAGCCATGTCTATAATACCAGTCATAAGCTTAGGAAGATCATTCTTAATAAGATTATATGGGATTCTACCCATAGAACCAGTTACATCTAATCCAATAATAATAGGAAGTGCTTCAGGATGCTCCTCAGAGTCTCTTGATTCTCTTACTCTATTATTCATTTTTTTAGGATCTAATTTATTATTAAGAGTTCTGTTCTCAAATAATTCATTTGAAGATTTGGTTCTGTAACCTCTTGTGCTACTTAATGATTTATAAGAAGTACTGTTAAAAGTTGCTCCATATCCCATTATTTGTTTTCCTCCACAATTTCAGCAGTTTCTACACCACCAAATAAATCACTCATAGTATTTCTAGCTATGTCTAATTCAATTTGCTTATTTCTCATGTCAACTTTGATGCCTTGGATAGCAGCACAAAATTTTCTTTCATCAAATTGACCATCAACAATAGTTAATGAATCTCTTGATTTTACTGACAAATCTAAAGTAGCATCAAGTTTACCTTCTAAAGCAATAACTTCTCTATTTAGATTGTTAACAACTTGTTCTTGCTCCATTTGGATAAGTTCTACAACTTGTTTAGCTCTCCTTTTAAGTAAATCATTACCAGAAGCTGATACAATGTTTTGCATTTTGTTCATAAATAAATGTTTTTAAAGGTTAGTAAAAAATGTTTTCTGTCTCTTAGCTGCTTTATCTTTCTTTTTATTGAAAGTAACATATAAAGTAGGATTTGTTTTCCAAGCTCTAGGATATTTAGCCATAGCTTTATCTAGACCTGTGGCTTGACAATTCTCTGCTTTAGTCATACCAGGAGTTGAGGAACCATACAATTTTTTATATTGTCTTTTGGTCAATCCTCTATATTTTATAACTTCTATTCGTGCCATATCTAACTAATTTTATGTATGCTATAAGAGTCACATTTTGTACATCCTATATTACCACATTTTCCCTCAGGATGAGAAATAGTATTTACTCTTTTTATTTTCTTTCTAAATCTTTTAGATTTACTATTTTCTCCAGCATCTCTCCAAGCATCATATTTAGCTCTATTAGCTGCTCTTTTAGCTCTTTTTTTTGCTAAATTTTTTTGCTTTGCTAATTTTTTAGATTTTTTACTCATAATAATAAATTTTAATTTACCAAATTATTTCTTTTTTATTAATAGCTTTTAAATGCTCATTAATTTTCTTAAAACATTCACTACCTGTGAAAGCTGGTATATTCCAATTTCCTTTAGTAGCTCCAAGAGGGGATGGATGTGATGTTTTTATAACTTTATGTGATATATTGGTAATTAGATGTTGATAATTATGTGCTTTTCCACCCCATAATAACCACACAATATCATTTCGTGTGTTTATTTGCTTAATCCATTCTTGAGTAAAAGGTTTCCAAAGTCCTAAATGAGACTCTGGATGACCTGCTCTTAATGATAAAGCAGTATTAATAGGAAAAACACCTTGATTAACTAGGTATGAAAAATCCATTCTATCCATAACAAGATTGTCTGGATAGTTTCTTTCTATTTCTTTGATTATGTTTTTGAGTGATGGTGATACTTTATTATCTAAGCTATTAGAGTTACTAAAAGCATAGCCATCATATACACCTTCTTGAGGATAAGGATCTTGTCCAAGCACAATTACTTTAATTTTACTTGGTTGTACATCCTTAAATATTTTAAAGAATAATTCTGAGTTTTCTTCTGGAATAATAGTATGTCTTGTCCTATGATGTCTGATGATCCTGCTAATTTTAACCATTTCATCAGACAATAGGAACTCTTTTAGTAAGGCATACCAATCTTTTCCAAAGTTCTTTATAAAAAATTCTTCTTTATTCATAATAGTCATTTTCAGTTGGTTTACTATCTAGTTCATAAGATTCATCCATTCTTACATCTAATCTAGCTTCCATTAATTTTCTTAAACCTGCATCTTTTGTTAAAATTCCTTTGATGATTTCATAGTCATCTGTTGATTTTAAATAACTTAAAATTCTATATTTTAATTCTTTTGATAGTTGGGAGAAAACCCCATTTTTAAATGTTGATACATCTTTTTGGAACTCTTTTGGAATAGAAAAATACATATTGACATATTTTCCATTATCTTCTACTTTTAGAAAGTTCTTATGTCTTTTTAATTCACTTTCTAAGTCTATATATAATTCCCAAGTTGCAAATTTGTATACTAATTTTAATACATCATGTTCTTTGTTTAAATATGCTGTCACCAAGTAGGTAGTTCTTCCAAATCTTTCTATTTCTTTTATTGTGGATGGGGAGTATTTGTTCTTTGTTTCTTTAGTGATTGGTACTAATCCTAAGGATGGTAGTAAATAGGTTCCTACTTGATTTTCTATGTGTGAAGATATTATATATGCATTTTCTCTAGGCATTTTATTGATATAATTTACATCATATTCTGCTTTCTTTTCATTATTTTGTAAAAATTGAAATGTACCTCCTACTTTTAGCATATAGACATCATGAGGTACAAATATTTTGTCTATATAACCTGTATCATCTAAACTATGTACTAGGCTTGGAGAATATATCTCTAGTTCTCTACCATTAAGTACATTATAATACAAGTATTTTCCATTGCTAAGCTTAATTTTATTATTAAACAACATATATAAATTTTAGAGAGTTAATTATTAAGATCAATAATTACTTCACCATTTGCTTCAATAATTTCTTTTGGGTATTCCATTCCATTCTTTAGATACCATTCATATTCTTGAGTTAGTGTTTTCCATCCTTTCTTACCATCTATATCATGTTTTGATATAGTGATTTCATCTTTGGACATTTTGTATACTATAGGATAATTTGATTTGTATGAACCAACAATGAATCTAAATTGACCAATTGTATAGTCTTTATGAATGGTGGTTTTAATATGCTCACTTAGAACATATGTATATAATCCACCTTGTATATCATATCTGAATCTTTTATAATTATTCATAAATTTATCTATATAATCAGACATTGTTTTGATGTCAATTGGATATATAATTTTATTTTCATGGTCATAAAGAACCATATCTAATAAAATCTTATATTTTGTTCCTTGATCATCTGTCCAATATATAGGATATTGATATGCAATTTCATATTTCTTCTTATCAAAATACTTTTTAGTAAATGGATGAGTTTTAATAAGTTCTGCTAATTCAGAAGCTTCTGTATATTCTCCTAAAGTGATGAGTACCTTTTCTTTTGATATAATTTGTTGTAATACATAATTCCAAAAATCTCCTGTATTGAATTTTTCCACTCTTTTTATAGGATTCTTTACATTTCCCCATAGTTTTAGGGAGTCAGATATACCTGATATATCTCCTATATATTTAGCTGGTATTTGTTCTTCAATAGTCTTAGGATCAAATTCATAAGTATTACTTTCTATTCCTTTTAAATATGTATTAGCTAATAGTCTAATGGAGTCACTTGGTCTGATTATTTTTGCTACATGATATGTATCATCAAAATCTTTGGGAGTTGTTATTAATACATCAGTAATGCTTCCCATTAACATTCCTGTCTTTTTAGTTAAGTCTTTATCCTCTTCTTCTTCTTTTAAACTATGTTTGAAAAAATCAAATCCCCAAGATAGTTTTGCTAGTAGAGAATAATGAATTGCTTTTGTATCAAAATACTTCTGTAGGTACTCTTTCATATAAACTATTTATTACTTTCTCAAAATTAGGTGCTATGAATTTCATGCCTTGCAATATATTACTTGTTTCTTTGATTTCCATTTTTGTAGTAGATAGTATATCAATAATTTTAGTAAGTAATTGATTGTTTGATATTTCTATTTTGTCATACTCAACATAAAATATATTCTGACAATCTTTAAATGATTCTTGTTGAAATAAGAACATATAGGTAAATTCATCTATAAATTCTCTTTTCACATAAACCATATGAGGTATTTTATGAATATAATATTTTTGATCTAATGATTTACTTGTTATTATAGATGTATATGGGGCAATTGTAAGGCTTGATTTATGTTTATCTTTTCTATATAGATATAATATTCTTTCAGTTATTATATTATATTCATTTTTTAGTCCTTCTAGAAACCCTTTCTTAGTATGATGCATATGATTAATATAATGTGTAGTATAATTTAAGATAATATGTTCTTCTCTAATTATCTTTTGAGTGTTAGATAAAGTAGATTTTATTGTATCTTTCCAATCTTCATCCATTTTACCATTACCATCATGATATAGTACTGGATTAGCATTATATAATTTATTTACTAGTAATTCTAGTGGAATATACTTCTTTGTATCAATTATAAGTTGATCATGTGGTTGGTTTATCCCTATCATTATCCTTAATATTTACATAAAAACTTGGACCAGCTTCTTCTATAAGAAATGGTAATTCATAAGTATCTGGTGCTATTTGATTTGCAAAGAAATTTGTCAAACATTGAGTCATTCTTGCAGCAATCATAGCAGCAAAGTGAGAGGTTTGTCTATATGAACAAGCTCCATCATCTGGGACTTCACTATCATCAAATAGATATTTTTCATAGTCTTCTACTCTATCAGGAGTTACAGCAAATACTTGGTATTGTTCAGCATTTAATCTACCATCTATAAAGAGATGTTTATCTTTATTCTCTTCTCTACATGTAGATACATCTTCTTTCCAAGATTTAAACATTTGCTTTCTAGCTTCCATATTATCAAAGCAAGAAATCATAATTGGTGAGTATATTCCTTCTTCATATCTTATACTGTAAGGAATTATATCATGACCACCATTTAAATACTCTACTATTTCTAGCATAGCACTTACTTTGTTAATTCCTATTTGATAAGTAGAAAATAGTTGACCACCAATATTATGTGCTTCTATAATATCATGATCATATAAATAGATTCTATGTTTACCTAATCTTGCTATAAATAAGGTTAACCAACTTCCTATTCCTCCTACTCCTCCTATCATAATTTCCTGTGCTTTAACTTCATTCCAAGTTGCAGCATTAAATCTTAGTGTTTGTTCTTCTGTCATAATTATGAAGTTTTTTCAATAAATTGTTTAGAAAATTCACTTAAACTAAGTACAAAAGCATCTACCACTTTTTGATAAGATACATAATTACTAAGGTCTTTTACAGCACCTATAAGTATCTCTTCATCACTGTATCCTTGCTCAGCAAATTCACTAATAAGGTCTGGTAAATATTCATCACATACACCTACATATTCATCTAGGTTTTTCCAATCTCTGTCAATCTTATATAAAATATCATAGAAATGTAATCTATCATTCATCTTATATTGAGTACCACTAGCTGTTAAATAAGCATCTAAAAATGATGATATAACTTTCTTAGTTACAATTGGTATATGACCAGGATGTAAATTATCATTAAAATCATTTACTGCTTTACCCATTGGATCAGTGAATGTATTGTGACCTGTATAGTGTGAAGAATACCCTTTAACATGGTGACTGGGATATGAATAAGTAGTTGTTTTTGGTTTTCTGCTTTCTTTTAGTTTTTCATCAACTCTTTTAATAAATGGTTCATCAAAAGGAACTTCTACTATTTCTTCTTCAATTTTCATATTAATAAATAGAGTAGCTTCTGCTTCTTCTTTCATGTCTGAAGATTGATTTTGTAGATATATAGGTTTGTTATGTTCATCTTGGATTTGGAATGTTGTAGTTACTTCTCCACTTACTTGCTTTTTCATAGGTACACCTATCTTAGCAACTTTATCTCCTGCATTGTTGACAACTATTGATAAGTATGAATTATATACTTTACAATTGTCTTCCATGTCAGATATATCAGTTGCACTATGATATGCACCCATGCTATGATGAGAGTGAATACTTCCAATTCTACAATCTTCTAGTTCTTCATATTGTTCATAAATATCAAGTAAATCAACATCATTTATAAATTCTGTTGAAACTGAAGATCCTATATCTTGTAAATATATATCTGTTAATTCTAATTCAAGGTTCTCTATTTTCTTTAAATCACCTTTCATTACTTTATAAAATAATACACCAGACCATTCAGTATGACCTATTTTAGTGCATAAATAATTTATTTTGTCTGAAACTTTTTGAGGAATTACTACAAGTCCCTCCTGCTTCAAGGTTACATTATTAGTCTTTAGCATAATTTATACAATTTGTCAGTTAAAAAATATTCTACATCCCTAACTTCATGATTAGAAATGTATTTATCATAATGTTCTTGATCTATACTTTCTTCATTGTAATTTTCTAAGGGATATAGTGTTATTTTTAACTGTTGACCTTTATATATGTCATCAAATGTTTTTATTACTATATTCTTTGTATCTGTTATTTTACTAATAGACTTCTTTAATGCTTTTATATAATCTTCAAATAAATATTCATTACCATCCATAATAATTATTTCATGAAATCCTAATTCAGTAAGAATGTCTTTTAATGGGTTAAGTGTAAATTCATAGTATTTTACTCCAAATCTTAATTTTGCAATTAAACATTTCTTAGCTATTTGTGGATTTTCTTGTAGATATTTACTAACTTTTGGTATAATATAATTAGTTATATAACTATTAGTAGGAGCATAATAATTTATTTTAGGAGTTATTGTTGATTGTAGATTCTTTAATTTTCTATAAGGTCCACCTGAGATGCTTTCCCATTTTACTAAACTATCTAGTTGATATATTAATGTTTCAAATGATTCTTCATCAAAACTATCTGGATCAGATAATTCTGCTACTAGTTCAGCAAGTTCAGTTCCTCCTAAGCAAAATTTAGTTTTATTGATTCCTGATAAATGTGAATGTGCATAATCTGCTTTATATTCAAAATAATTTATTGATCCTCTTAAACCTTGTAGTCCTTGAACTAAATAGTTGTGCTTTAACATAATAAACACATATAAGTCTTTCATTTTATGTTTTATACCTTCATCATTAGATATTATTACTTCTGGATAATGTATAATTATTTGTTTCTTAGATTCTTGAAATTCATAATTATTTGGGTGGGATATTTCTAATACTTTTTTTATTACTTCTGCTCTTAATTGTCTTTTCTCTTCAATTTCTTTTATGGTATCATATATACTTTTTTGTCTTTCTTTATCTGGTAGAGTATAATGTTGAATTAGATAAGACATTAATTTATATCTAGTAGCAAAACCATACATTACTTCATCTCTTTCTAAGTCTTCTATATTCCTACCTGCTATTACATGAACCTTATTATCTTGATTTATTACATATGTAGCATTTTCAAAACCTTTTGTAAGGTCTTTGTATTTCTTAACTATTGGATCTCTTAATTTTCTATCTTTAATAATAGAAGTACTATTAGAAAATGCAGTTTCTCTTATTATATTTTTAGTATCTATATCCATTATATTAATGAGAAAAGAGTTATAACTTCTTGATCTTACACCAACTACATAGTAATTCTTAGAACCATAACCATTATTATATCCTACAACACTTCCTATAGTAACTGGTACTAACCTATTAGTATTCTTCTTGAAGAATATATTAATCATAATATTAGATAAATTTCCTCTAACAATGTGTTCTACTAAATAGTCATCTTCACATTTGATTGTAATAATATCTTCATCTTCAATATATTCCTTCATATATAACTTAATATTTGAATATATATTACTAGTACCTGTAGTTAATGTAGGTGCATTATAATTCATGAATATTATATTATTATTCTTTTCTATTATTTCTTTTAGTGAATCTGTTTTTATTAGTAAATATGGACATATTATTATATTACTATAATTATTAACTGTATATACCTTTTTTTTAAAGTTGAAACTTTTCTTAAATTTTGTTATGGATTCATCTGTATTAATATTTGCATGATCAATGTTTATGGTGAGTAATTTGTTTATATAATAGTCATTACGTAACTTTTTTAAAGAAGTATAAAATCTTCTTAAATGTATGTGATTACCTTCCATATTTTTAAGTTTAAAAAAGGGAGCTATTAACTCCCTTTTTGATTATTATTGATTTAAAAGATCATCAAGTTCATTTAAATCATCATCATCTACTTCACATGTTGGTTCAGTAGTTTCTGGAATTTGTTCAATAATACTTTCCAATGCACTAGCACCTTCTAATAATGCGTCAAACAAGTTATTCATTTTGGTTTTCATTTCTTTAAGAAGTTTACCAGTGTACTCCACACCATTAACACTAATCTTAATATCATCACCAAACTTCATCTTCTCAGCAATTACAAATACTTTAAATTCCTCATCTGTAGAGATAAGTTGCTCATTATACTCTAATCTTACTCTACCTTGAGCATCTCTTTGGATCAAACTAACACCACCAAAATCAACATTTGATAATCTCTCATCTGATTGTAAAGCATCAAGTAATTCTCCTACAGTTGTAGCAGTTGTTTCTAAAAAGAAAGCTTGAGTTCTTCCATTAATAACTTTAATTTTCTTCATGTTTCTAATTTTATAAATAATTAATAATAAATTCTAATCTCCTTGAACTAAAATCATCAACATTAACATATGTAGATGGTCCTTCTGATTGAACATAATGTGCACAATCATCAGGTATTACATTTTTAATCTGAAGTGTATCAAGGAAAGTTTTAAGCCAAATATAACCATAGTTACCTATATCCCAATTAATTTTATAATCTTCCTTTGGAGATTTCCAATGAATCTTATATAGTCCTGTGTCTTTATCCTTTCTTCTAGAAACAGTACCATAATTCTTTGGGACACAAAAATTTAATCCTATTTGTATAGGATATGATTGTATGATAAGTCCTTCTGGTATGTATTCAGCTAAATAGTTATGGAGAAAATTCACAACACTATTCCTAGCAAATCTATTCAAATTTGAATTGTATATATATTGACTATTAATCTTTATATACTTTGATCTACTCATTGGAGCATGTGTTGCAAATTCAGGTATAACTATCATGTATCCAGAGCTAGTCCTTAGTAACATCTCCTGCTCTTATTTTTCTAATAGCTCTGATATAATGGATACCAGGTTCTGTAAATACCCTAGTATCTTGATAATGGTCATAAGGATCATAATAATCCATCTCACCATATTCTTCTTCTATCTTAGCTTTAATATCACTTGCACTTTTGGATTTAAGTACAATGAATTTTTTGATTAATTTATCACCAACTTGATGTCTAAAACAAACTTTATATCTTTTAACTTTATTACTTTCTATCATAATATTTGCTGTATTAACCAATTAAATTCTCTTAAGTTTTCCACTTTTGCATAATCAGCTGGGTCTTTTGGTCCTCTTATTGGATTGTAATAGTATTCAATATTATGTATTCTAGAAAATTTTTTTGCATCTGTAATTCCTGTTTGATCATTATCATACCATATGATAATTCTCTTCCATCTCTCTTTTAATTTATCCCAAGGTATAGATGGAATAAACAATCTTTCACTGTTAGGAGCTACAGCATAATAACCTAATCTCCAGAATGGACCAATATCCTTTAAACTACTGGTGATAAATAATATATCACCACCTGATTTAGGGAGAGTGTCCCAACCTTGAACTATTGTTTGATCTCCATTTGTAAGAAATTTGTATTCTTTTCTTTTATTAGGGAAATAAAGTTTTCTTCTAAACAAACCATTTAGAAGATAATATTCATAAGAAAATGCTAATGTATGGTTAACATCAAACATTTCATTATATAAATTTTTACTTTCATTGGTAATAAAGAAATGAGATATGGATTTAACTCCAATATGTTCTAGCATGTATGGTGTCCAATAGTAGCTATTCCAGTATTCTAAGGCTTTTTTATTAAAGTCCTTGGATTTTATCCTAATGATGGATGGTCTTTTCTCTTTAAATTTCTTAAGAGACTCTTTATATACTGGAATGTGATGAGTTTTATCTTTCTTAAATAACCCAAAATCACTAGCTATCTTATCCAATGCTTGATGAAATGATAATCCATATTTTCTTCCTACATAATCAAAAACCCTATATGAACCTTCTCCAAAATCTGTGTACAATAAATCTCCTCTAATAAAAGATATTTGTGCACTTGGATTATTATCATTAGTTCTTATGTCACTTACAAAACTTTTACCTACTTCCCTAAAATTAGGACAATAGTATCTAAAAATGTCATAAGAGTCATAATACTTTAAAATAAGTTCTTTAGTTGGTCTTAAATGAATCATAGTAAAAAGGGGATTTCTCCCCTTCTATGTTATTTAAAATGGATCTTTTTCAGTTTCAACATCAGTTCCTGGATCTTCATCTGGAGTGATTTTAAGCTTAGCTGCAGCTTCTCTCTTGTAGCATTCAATTTCCCAAGAGTAAAAGTCTGCTTTAAATGCATTATAAGCTTCACCATCATTAGCTATCTCATCAACATACTTTTTGAAATAACCATAACTTTCTTGATTATGCTTTAAGAAATGCTTAGAATAAGTTGCTTGATATATTCTTGTAGTACCTTCTTTCTCAGAGATTTTCAATCCAGTTAATAACTTGATTGTATATTCTCCTAGGTTAGCTACAACTGCCTTTAATTCAGATGCATCACCATTAAGTACTTTTGAAATGTCAACTCTACATTCATCAAAGGTTTCTGTTTTAACATTATAAACCATATTTGCCCAAGCAAAAATGAATTTATAAAGAGCTTCTTCACCTTTCTTAGCTGCTCTTGCTTCTACATTTTGGAAATAAGACTTAGTTTCTAAGTCCTCCATATCTAGTGCCCAAGTAGTTCTTCCATACTTGTTCACATATTGAGTTTTACCAGAGTTTTGTCCTACAAAATCTTCTGCACTAATCCAATGATCATTGGTAACTCTTGTTATTTCTCCTTCTGGGATAGTAACATCTTCACCTTCTTCATTTACATAAGTAAATTCTCTATTCTCTAGATAGAATCTAACTAGAGCTCTCTCACTTCCATCATCATTCTGGTGGATATACTGTGGTTCTTGCTGGTATTCTATTCCTAGCTCTTTTAATTCTGCTAGATTAGGATTTACTGCTACTATTTTATATGGAATTAATCCAGTGTAGAATAGTAAATCCTTAGTTGTAATATCATTTGCTTTTTTTGAAGTTTTTACACTCATAATTATTTGTTTTTAAAGGTTAATGTAATAAATAATTAAAAAGTAGGATCTTTCTATGCTTCAATTGATTCTTCACTTGCTTCTGATACTATTTCTTCTGTTTGAGGTTCTGGGGTATATGATTTAATTTGTAAGGTTTTGATAACTGTACCTTCTCCTTCTTCTTCTGTAATTCTATTGTTTAAAAATGTTGTAACTTCTTCAGTTACTGTTAATTCAAGGTAGTTTTCCTTACTTGTATCTGTGATACTAAATAATTCTTGTACTTCCTTGTATAAGACTTTGCTACTAATTGACTTATTCTTTCTTAACAAGTACATTACTTTTTCATCAAAAGCAACAGATGTTGCATTAACTAAAAATACATCTACATTGTTATTCTCATCCTTAGCAAATAATGCTGTAATAGGATATTCTTCATTTCTAGTAACCTCAAATGCTTCTTGAGCTGCCTTGTTTAGAGACATTCTCCATGCTTTTCCTCTTTCAGTAGGAGCTTCATGGATAATTAACATAGCCTTTCCATTGAACTTGTCAATTTCTTCTACTTTAGGTTCTTTAAGAGAACCAAATGATAGATTTTTGTAATCTTTCATGCTTTAGTTTTTAAAGGGTTATTACTCATTTTCATATTCTTCTACTGCATTAACCACATATTGTAGATTATTAGGGATTTTTCTATCAAACATACCTTCTGGTGATTTGGCTGAATTTGAGCCATTATTCTGGGTCACAAAGTAGTAAGTTGATTTGTCATCTTTAAAATCTATTTCAGTTTCTAATACAATAGTAAACATTGATTCTGGTTTAATTTTTTCACCAATTAATTTGCCACCAGGAACTGCAAATTTGGTTTTAGTTTGACCATATAGATCTTCTCTGTCTACATGAGCCATCACAAATACATTTAAATCCTCTCTCAATGTATCAATGTTTTTAAACATATTATACACTTCTAGAGCCATATTTGTGAACTTATCAAATCCTTTTAGTTTTGCATTATCCATAAAGGATTTGATTTGAGCTAATGTAATAGTATCTATAATTAGATTCTTTATATTTGGTCTTTTTTCAGATACAAACTTTAAAAAAGCATCTATTTTCTTGAAATCTGTTTGTTTATAGAAATTAGTCAACATTGGATCTAATGTTCCATCTTGTTTTAATACTGTTTTATATAGATTTCTCCATCCTCTAAAAGGTAATTCCTTTTCATCAGGACATATAACAACAGTTTCTTCTGGATTAAGGAACTTAATGGAAGTAGTCTTCCCTGTTCCTGTATCCCCCATTATCAATACTTTTCTTGCCATTTAATTGTTTTAAAAATTATAATTACTAAATTTCTCTAAATAATCACTAATTTTTGTTCCATAAGCATCAGCAAAATCCTTCTTACCTTTACTAAGTAAATATTTCTTTACATTACCTGCTCCACCTAAATGAGATGCAGCTAATAATGCACTCTTGCTAATATGAATACCATTGATTGTTCCATTTAAATATTGATAGTATACTTTGTGTCTGATTAAAATTCTTTCATTATAATACATTAACCTTTGAACTGATAGTTTCTGGTCTTCTCTAGGGAAAATATTAGGATTCTTTTTAAATTTTCTATAGGATATATGACCAAATCCAGTTTGCTTTCTTGCAGCATACCCAATTTGCCATTCTCCTATATAGCCATATTTATTTGTGATTTTCCAATTGTTTCTTGACTCAGCATGTCCAAGATCCATTAAAAATCTTTCTAATTCTGCTTCTTTAATTCTCTTAATTCTATTAGATTCTAATTCATTTCTCATAAGTACAAATACCTCATGGAAATAATGATTAGATCTAGTAGTTAAATAAGAAGAGTTGTGGGAAGGAGCTTTAGTTATGGCAGGTTTTAATAGGATTAAAAAGAGTAAAACACTCAGTTTAACCCACCATAAGTTTCTCATATAGTATAATTTTGAGTTAAGACAGCTAATATACTACAAATTTAACTATCTACCAAATATCTACTTGGATTTATTCTTATTTTGTTTATAAGTTTATGTACCAGTGAATACTTTACCATCTATTATATCTTTATAGTCTTTAGGGGTCATTCTATTTGGTGGTTTCAATTCTTTTAAGTAATTAATTCCACCATGGAAATACAATTGAGTTGCTACAGAATTACCTCTTCTATTCAAAATTATAGATAATTCTCTGTGGTAATCTTTAAGCTTTGCTATATCATAATCTTCATAATTTCTTATTTTATATCTAGCTGGACTAAATAGTCCTAACATCATATCACAATCTCTACCAGTAAGCTTATTATCTCCAAGTCCTGCTGGAGAAGGCTGTACTTTATCCATTTTTAAATTTTCTATTCCTTCTTGAGCTGCAGCTTGCTGTTGAACATTTACTATTATATATTTCCATCTATCTCTCATACTTAAACAATACTTACTTGAAAATCTTCCCATAGCAGAATGTAATGCATTTTGTGCACTCTTATCATCTGCTTCTGGAGTTAATAAAGATAAGTGATCAGTAATTATTATGACATATTCATCTGGATCATTCTGTACATAGTGATCTATCTTAAATACTTCATCTTTACCTGCTTCTATAAGTTTTGTATCTAATCTATTATCATTTTTATCTACATAATAACCATTAGTATGAGCATATTCTCTTACTTTCTTATATATACCATATGGATTTCTTATTGTATCATGAAATGATACTCTTTTCTCAAAATTATTTAAGTCTTCTTGTAGTGCTTGTACTTTCTCTAATATATCATCTGGTAGGATATAATGATTATATATTGAGTCTATCAATTGGGGAGATAATATGATTTTATGCTTTTTAAATAGCAAATGAGATATATATTCTTTTATTTTATCTTCTTTGGACTGTTCTAAGCTAAAATATATTACTTTAACTTTTATATTTGTTTCTACTGTCTGTACAAAATTGATTGGATTGTACATAAACATGAAGTCAGTAAATTTAGACTTACCAACCTTACTATTAGCAGTGCATATGATATATCTACCTTTCTGTATTCCAGGAACATATCTACTAAATCTAGGGAATGGAAAAGGTATTACAATATGTTTACCTTCTTCTCTTAATCTCTTATTCTCTGCTATTTCTTCAAATACTCTGTTATAAATCATACTTTTTGTATAAAAATGTTATTATTAGTACCAAGTGTTAAATACTTAGCATCTTTTTCCCATTTCCTTTGATTTATATATACAATGATTCCATTTTCATATTCCTTATCATTTCTTGAAGCATTCTCATTCTTTGCTTTTAATATCTTTATGACTTCTTGATGTTCTACTATTTTCTTAATTCTAACTAAGTATTTCTTTTTGGCTTCTAGGTAATCTCTTGTAAGTTTACCATGCCATAATTTATTCTCTGGTCTTAATGTTCTGCCAGATGGAGTTTCTTCAGGAAATTCATCCCAAAACTCATCAAAGTTTATTTGAGTAGTCCCAAATAAATCATAGGTCTTCTTTCTTAATTCAATGTCAGGGTAATCTTCTCCTAGTATCTTAATATATTGGAGTTCTTGTAATTCTATGAGTACATCTTCTATTGATTTATCAGGAAAGGTGATATGTTCTAATATGTCTGTTTCATTATGAAATAGGGTACTAAGTACAATAAATTGATTAAAGAATAGCTCACTTTTAATAAGTATTTTTTTATCTATTATTCCACTCATATTTTAATTTATAAGATTGTTTTCTATGTTCATCCTCATAATTTTCAATTCGAGGGTTCATTAATTCCTCTATTACAAGGGGATTTACATCTACATTAAATCTTTCTTTGATTAATGCAGATAGGCAAGAATTGTCAACTCTACCCTGTTCCTGCTGGACTATAGCTATTAGTACCAGAGTAGTAGCAGAGCTGACTTTCCTTCCTTTTTGAATGTTAACTTTTGTTATTATCACAAATTCTTTATTAACTCTTCTTTTGATTGATAGTATTCTATACCATCAATATCTGTTGTGGCTTTCTTAAACCATTCTTCAGCTTGTGTATTCTTAGGAACAAGAAATATAACTGTAGCAATTTCTTCTACAGGTAATCTATCTGTTCTTCCTGCTCTCTGTAAGAATAGTACATTTGAGCCACTAAATGATTCAATTATAGCATAATTAGGATGAACTAAGTTCAACCCTAAGCCTAAAGAATGACAACTTCCAAGTTCTCTAATTTCATCTGAGTTAAACTTTTCAATTAGCTCTTTGTTCTTTTTGTCACGCTTTTTAGAGTGTACAGTATGAGGAGATATTTTTTCAGCATGTTGAGTTCTTTCAGAAAAAGCTAATACTTTATTAGTATCACTCATATCTAGAATATGTTCCTTTATTTGTTTAGCTATCTTAGCTGTAGAGTCAAGATTCCATAGGAATTCCTTTCTCTTAGTCATAGCATAGACATACTTGAATAAATAAGGATGTAAGTCTTTTGGAAAAATAGGACTCTTGAGATGTCTACCACAAGTAACTCCTAATAATCCATAATTATATCCTTTTATTCTCTTTAACAAATAATATAGAGCAATATCCATATCCCTCTTTTCATATCTTGGTCTAGTTAAATCATAAAAATGCTCAATATCTTTAGATAAAGCATCATTTACAAAGTCTAAATTCTCTTTGGTATGATCCTTCTTCAACATTGTAGCAACTTTATAATTTTCCTTCATATACTTGAAGTATCTAGCCTTGATAAAATCAGAAGAATCTTTCATAGTCTTATCATAATACTCATATTGCTTCTTTTCTCCTGCTTTAAATGATTTCTTCTTAGTAACTATTTCTACTAAGTTATTATCATTTAACTCATATTCAAGAACCATATGTCTTCTCTTATTAATAACACCATGAATTGCTCCAGCTTTGTAAGTATAGAAAATAGGAACATATTTTTCATAAAATTCTTTCTTTTCTTTCTTACCATCATCTGGAGTAGCTGTTAGACATATAATTGGAATGTTTAGCTCAACAGCATTCTTAATTAGCATACTATGTGCTTCAGTTACAACTAAATGAACTTCATCTACAATGATAAAATCAAAGTTGGATAGAAACTTTTTTGTCCATTTATATGTTGTTTGGATATTTTTTATGACTATACTTAAATCATTACTATCATATTCATATAGAAATCCTTGTTCTTTAATTCCCCATTTAGCTAATTCATCTTTCCAATTGTCTTTTAAAGTTGTTCTAGGACTTGTTATAAGAATATCTTCATACTTTTCCTTTTTGATGATATCAATTGGTATTTTTGATTTACCAACACCAGTACCTATAATAGCAGTACCTTTTTTACCATTGTCATACCAAGCTTGTTGTGCTTCAGTCTGAACTTGTTCTCTTGTTTTAATCTCCATGATTGATTTTTATTTATACATAGTTTTTCATTCTTTTTAAGATCTCTTTATCACTATCATTATAATTATCTACTGGAACTGCTACATCTGTGTTATAGTTGTATTGAGTTACATCTAGATTCCTAAGAGCTTGTCCAAATCTTATATCTGGATATTTTTCTAAATAATTAGATATAATTTCTATGATTTCTTTATGTTCCTGTTTCATTGGAATAAGTTTAGTTTTAACTGTTTATCTTCTATTTGATCTATTATCTTATTACATTCTCTTATGTAAAATTGATAATTTATATTGTATTGATCTTTCTCTATATATTTGTTGAACACTTCTACTTCATATCCTACATTCATTCTAGTAAGTTTACCACTTTCTACTTTTCTTTTGTAAAAAGCTTTACCTTTGTTGGATATATAATATCTAGTATTCTTTTGTTGTTGAACTATTTTCTTTGTTGATTGACCATTAATAACTGCTACTTCATGAGTTTCTAATTTAAATCCTCTAAGAGCTCTTTTAGCTAAACAAAAATCATATATTCCATTATTAGTAATATTATGTTCATAATGGGTTTGTCTACCTAAATGTGATTCAACTGTCATTTTGACAGGTATACCAAGTAAGAAATATCTCATTAAAGCTATCCTTACTATCCTCATAGAGTGATCTTTATGTATGTCTTTATCTACTTCAAAGTCTCCTTTGAATTTAGGTTTACCATCTGTTTTTACTGCCATATAGTCATTAACTGATGTTTGAGCTAGTAATTTATAGTCTGTATATTCAAGTACAAGATTGGTTTTTTCTTCCCATTCTTTACATATCCTCAAATACTCTTCCTTGTTCCCTACTAGACATACAATGCCATCAGTATTTGCACTCATTACTTCTATGCCAGCTACTTCTAGAGTCTCAATAAGCATAATAAGAGCTAATTGACCAGCTATAGTAGTTCTGAACATACATAATGGGTCATACATCCATGAAAATGATTCATTGAATTTACCATAAGAACCATTTAATGATAATTTTAGAGCCTGTTGGATTGTTTCAAACTTAGGATCTTCTTTTCTTTTGGCTTTAGCAGCTATTCTTTGATCATAAATCTTCTTATAACCTTCTAACCAAGCTTTACCTAAATGCTTAGGATATATTTCTTCATTAAGTATTATTGATGGGTAAAGTGCATTTTTTGACAACTGAGGTTATTATTGTTGTCCTAATAGTTTCCTATTAGATTAGACTATATCATAATATTGTTTGTTATTATTTCACCAGTTTCAATAGATATGTATTTCCATTTAAAACTTTTATAAGAATTTTTAGTTCCACCACAACATCCTAAGATAGCTTGTATATAAAAATCAGGGTATTTTTCTTCTAGTTCTTTCCTAGTATTAAATACTTCAATTAATTCTTCAGAATTATAATTGAATTTTCCTATTTTATATTTTCTTATTTTTTTAGCTACCTTTTTAGCCATTTGGGCTAATTTATCAGGATTATTTTTCCAAAATTCAGAAGATTTTTTACTTATCTTCTCCCTTTCTTTTGGATCAAGATATCTTTTTATTTGTGATTCTGACATTCTTTTTCTAGTTTCTTTAGAAACTACTAATCCTGTAGAACTATCATATCTTAAATTATATCCTTTATTACGATTTAAACTATCGTATTTTTGCATATAATATAATTCCTTTTCACTTAATAATTTTTCATCTAATTCTTCAAAATATTCTAATACAACATATGCAAAATTTTCTTTTCCATATTTATGCCATGAATTTGTTAAATGTAGATTTTCATTTTTATTTTTAGTATTAAGTCTAGTAATATGATCTTTTAATCTATAATAAATATTTTTGGATTTTCCAATATATACTTTACCATTGATTAAATTTCTTATTAAATAAATTCCAATTTTCTTTTGATCTTTTGTATTTAATTTCATACAATAAAAATACAAAAATAATTGGATATAAACAAACAATACTCTCTGTTTTTCGAATAAAATAACCACTTTTTATCCTACTCCCATAAGGGATAGTCGTTGAACCTTACTCAGTTAAGAGTCTTGGCTGCTGATTGCCCAATCTTTATAATTTTCAAACATTCAAGCTTGGTTTTTCAACCTACTTTGTAGTTTATAAAGTTCTAAGGGTATTCCAGCAATTTACAGAGTTTTAGTTACGCCATTTTAACGCAACATCAGCATCAATCAATTCTAATTGACTATTTGTTAACTTCCTTGGCTTATCATCACTATGTAATCCACCTTTTGCTATTAAATACTTGGTATGTCCAATTATTACTGGTATTTTGAACTTATCTTCTGGTCTTATTGTTGTAGCTTTAATCTTTTCAAGCACCTCCTGCATATAAGGAGTTACAAATTCTATATAATTAGGAACACATTCAATTAAATGTATTCTATCTCTATGAGTACCTAATTTACTATACTCATAGAAACTCTTTCCTGATATTTCTGAATAGAATTTACTTGTAATAGAACCACCTATCTTTATATCATTATCATTGATACATGGGATTCTATATTGCTTTATAATATCTTTTCTTAATTGTATTTTATCTAATCCTTTATGTAATTGTATATCTGTTTGACCTCTAGTAACTAAATAGAATTGATATGTAGCTTTTACATCATTTAAATTATAGGATAGGATTCCTTCTACTTGGTCTGGTAATACTGTATGATCTGGATCATAAGGTAAATCTTCTACATTGGGGAAGTTTATTGCTATTTCTACATGTTTTAAACTTGTAGCCTTGTTCTTATTATCAAAATGCCAAATTCTATATAAATCTAATTGTGGTATTCTAATTTGTTTTGTTCTTATTGCACTATAATCTGAGTGTATTATCTCATATGATTGTGAATATATATAATCTGTGATATCAAATGCATTATATGATGTTAAATTTCTTGACATTATTGAATGCAATATAGGATAATCATAATTTATATTATTATATCCTATTAGTCCTTTCATACCTTTTAGAAATTCTAAAAGTTCTTCATAATCATTTATCTCTTCACCTTGATAACTAAATATAACAAAGGAATATATCTCTCCTGTTGCTATATCTAGAAAGGTGATTGTAAAACAATTTGGGAACACTTCAATATCATATATACATATCATACCTATACAAATTTCCAAGTATAATCTTTCTCTAATATAGGCTTATGAATACTTGTAATATCACTTACTAGTATTCTTATATTATATCCTAATCTAGCTTTCTTGTTCATTTTCTTCCAATGAGCAAATGTGCTAAAATCAGCTTTAATATGAGGTCTTCCTTCCATGCTACTAGCATGTTCAATAAATTCATGTGATAGATTTATTACTTGTTTTGCAGGTTCATGGACTTTTAAATGCTTTCTTCTTCTCTTTCCATTTGCTTTATACTCTTTGGTAATTCTACTTAGATTCTTAAGAGAACCTTCTAAATTAATGGTCAAAATTACTTTTTCTCTGTCATACATAGTATAAAATTTTAAATGTTAAAAAAAAGCTCCCCTAAAGGTCAATATCCTTCAGTTTAGGGGAGCTATGGGTGTGATTTCATTTTCAAATAACTTTAAGTTTACATAGACCATTGCCTTAGTCCACTTGGCTACTGCTCCTTGTATTATTATATTAGAGGAGCAGATGGGATTCGAACCCATGAGTGATAGTTTTTAGTTTTAATTATTTGATTACTTTCACCAATAAGACTAAAGATGAAGCTTTTGACTCAACGCTTACCTACATAGTATTCAGGCTTACATTTATAAAAAAGCTTACATTCTTAGTCAAAGTTTTTATGAATTTTTACCTTTAAAGATAAATTCAAATATTTTCTCAGCTGTTAAATCTGATTTTAAAGAGTCTACATTATTAGAGTTCTTTAATGCTTCAACAACAGCAGTTAATAGTTTAGTTCTTCTATTTAAAGCTTCTGCTTTTTGTAGATGTGACCATTCTCCAGTAAAGTTTTGAATAGTATAATCTCCAGTAGCAATAACAATATTCTTAATACCAACAGGTGATTTATAATTGCTAGTATCTTTAAGATGCTTTACATTAGGATCTTCTAAAACATATTGTTCTTTTTCTGTTGTTTTAGTTTCTCCTTTAATTATTGCTGTTTCAAATACAGTTCTCTCAGCATATTCTTCAGCTTTAGATTCTTCCCATACTTCTCCTTCAGTTTTAACAGGAATAGTAGCAATCATACCTTTTATGTCTCCATAATCAGATGATTCTAACATAGTTTTAAGTCTTAATAACTCAAGAGAAGTAAATTCTCCCCAAAGTTGACCATCTACTACAAGAGGGGATTTAGCAACACCACTTGAATTAGTCTTTTCTTGACTAAATAAAGCATTGATAAATTCTTTTGATTCCTTTATTAGGTAATCAATTTTCTCATCAACTGTAGTTACAATCCTTACATAGTTTCTTTTGGATGGATCATCTAACATACCTTCCTTAGCAGTAAATGTCTTCTTTTCTCCTAAGAAATGTCCTTGTCTTTTCTCAAAAAACCTTTGATAATCTGATATCATGGCTTTCTGTTTACTTCTCAATTGATCTGTAATTGCTAATAATACATTTAATTTTTTCATGTTTTTAATATAAATATAAGGTTTATAAAGATGATTCCTCTATGATGTTATTTATCATTGCAGTTTTGACACTGCAACCTTTAGAACCAAAATCTAATGCTGAACATTCAGCTTAATGATTAACTTTTAACTAATTCTAAGAGGAATTGTAGCTGTCTCACAGAGAGTCGAACTCTGAATCACTGGATTAGAAATCCAGGGCTTTATCCATTAAGCTATGAGACAATGTTATTTAATAGATCTTCTATTAATTCTTTTTTTCTTTCACCATATACAATAATGATACAGTGATTCCATTTATCAATGAAAGCAAAACCAATTAATGGTTTTTCATCAATAACTAGGATACTTTCCATTTGTTGTATTGTACATTCCATTTATTTAAGTTTAGTTCCCCAACTAGGATTTGAACCTAGGACTCCTTCCTTAAAAGGGAAGTACTCTGCCAGCTGAGTTATTGAGGAATATTGAGCTTCTTCTAAGATTCGAACTTAGGACACCTTCATTACAAGTGAAGTACTCTGACCAACTGAGCTAAAGAAGCATAAAAAGGAATACAAAGATATGTATTCCTTTTGTAATATCAAAATTTATTTATTATTTTTTACCACCAATTAATTGTTTAGCCATTGCAGCTGTGATAATAGTTTCTAATGGAGTTCCACCATTTTTTCCTTTACCATCAGTACCAATAACTGTGTAGTTAGTTGGCCATTTTGTCTTAGCAAGAGCTTCAGCAACATCAACATCTCTTTTATTATTCATTTTCAATTCCTGTTCAGGTGTGATACCAGCTTTTACTTTCTTTGTAATTTCGTATGCAGCAGCATCAGCTTTTACTTTAACTTTTTGTGCAAGTAATCTTTCAGTTTCTAGTTGAATTTGTGCTAATTCCTTATTAGTAGCTTCTTGTTTAAGTTTAGTTTCAATAGCAATTAAAACTTTAACTTGCTCTTTCTCTTGAGCTACTCTTTCAGCAGACTTATCTCTTTCTCCTTCAGCAATAATTCTTTGTTGAGCATCTTTGGCAGTTTCAACTTTTTGTTGTTCTAACTGTCTTTTAGCTGACTCATCTCTTTGAGCTTCTAATCTTTGCTTAAAGGTTGCTTCTAAATCTACTTTATCTACAATTACTTGAGAAACAGTGATGTTATTTTCTGAAAGTTCATGAGGTATTCTTTTTATTATACCATTTCTATCTTCCATTTTAACAACTTCATAGCTAGTTTGAATCTCTTTGATTCTTCTAGACTTTTCTCCTTCATAAATAGTATCTTTATGCTCTATTTTTTCAACAGCATAAGCACCACCTTCTAATTGTTCTTCAAAAGTTTGTCTGAATGACTGAGCTTCTCCAGATATATAATCTTGAGCTGCAAACATGTAACCTGTGTTAATTAATTGTTCTCTTACAGTAGGAATAATAGTATTATTTACTAAATTACTCATAGTCCTATACTTAACAGCAAGTGACATAAATGATTCTTCATCTACAGGTAATTGAAATCTTAAACTAACATGTCCATTAGCTGTAACTTGATCAATAAATCTAATAGGAACAGGCTTCATTATGCCTTCTAATTCACTAATATCAGATTCAGTTTGTTCACTTACAACTTTAACATCAATGTAATTTTGCCATTCATCAATCTTAGCAAATCCACGAAATTTAATACCTGCTCTTTCATAAGTTAGAACAGCACTCATTTTACCAGCAGGAGATACAAGTAAATAACTGTAACCTCTATCTGCAAAGAAAAATAATGATGGCATCATAATTAAGAATATACCAAATGCCATAATAATAAATGACACTTTTTTATTCCAATTAATCATCCATTGTGGGGATGGTGGGATAGTTTTGAGATTATAATTTCTCTCACTACCTGTTGTTGTTTCTTCTGTTCTTACGAACATTTTCATTACTATAGTAGCTATTCCAGCTAATAGTAATAATACTCCAAAAAATCCAAACATGTGTTTCTAGTTTTTAGTTAATATTAAGGATTAATTTATAGAAAGAAAGAAGATTATTTCTCTTCTTTCATAATTTTATCAATGACTTTTTGATTTATGAAACTGTTTAATTCTAATTTTGTAAAAGGATATTTAAATAGCATCACATTGTAAGAGGGTAATAATCTATACAATATATCTCTTTGTTTAAGGCTCAGACTTTCATCTTCTAAAAAATTTATTAAGAATCTAGCTTGCTTATCACTTCTTTTTCTTAAGAAGATTACAAAAGATACTAGGAGTACATAGACTCCTAGTATTACTATCATATATATTTCCATTACTTTATGATTGAGTATCTTTTGTCTTCATGAATACTCCACAATTGATCTTGTGGATCAACACTTCCTGTCTTAATACCACGAAGTATTTGAGATAGAGTGGATTCAGAAAATCCATTAAATGTTAAAACATTCTCTGTAACCTCAGCTTCATTAATTAATCTAGAAGGTAATTGTTCCATTCCCCAAAATATCATAAGTGGTTTCCATCCAATAGAATAAGCTAATTCCATAGCTTCTGCCATTGATTTACCACTATTGTTTTCACCATCTGTTAAGAATAGTAAAGCAACAGGTAAATCTTCAGCTTTAAAACCATGAAGTTTAACTAAATTCACAAAGTGTTCAACTGAAGCAAACATATTAGTATTTGCAATTTCTCCTGGATTGCTATAAGCAAAATGTTTGAAATTGGTACTAAATGTATACTTCTCACTTAAAATATCATATGGATCTGTCTCCTCTTGATATGCCTTTCTAGCCACATAAGGATTAGGAGATGTATTCTTGAATTTAGACTTACCCATAATCTTGAAGTTATTAGAGAACCAACCAAATGTGTTTCTAAAGTCTTCATTAGGGTTTCTTGTACTAAAAGTAATAGCAAGAGTAGCAGCTACATGAAATAAAGATATTTTCCTGAATGTTTCAGGTAAATCTTTATTATGATAATAACTTCTCATACTTCTTGACATACTTCCACTACCATCCACAATCACAAATACATTTGCAATCAAATCCATCTTCTCAATCAAAGCTTGATAAGTATTATTGATTTGTTGTTCTGTATAACCATCTTTAAATAGTTCTACTAACATATCAATAGTTTGCATACCAGTTGCTTTAACCTTGAATTTCTTCATGAGTTGCTCTTTCTTCTTGGTATCTCCACTAGCAGCAGCTTCTCTAAGCTCATTTGCTATATTTTCTTGGTTGTTTTCCCATTCAATATACCAATCACCTAGTTTATTCCACTTCTCAACAGGAATAAGAGTACTTCCAGACTTATTAGTAACCATTTTAGCTACTCTAAACCTTTGTCCTGCTGTTAATCCATCAAGAAATAACATATAATCACTCTTAGGCATAGATAAAACAGTTTTAGAGCTAAATATTTGTTCAGCACTTCCTTGTTTCTTTCTAAATTGCTTATATTGAACTACTGTCCAACCCATATGATTACAAAATCCATTGATCCAACTATTGATAGCTTGTTGCTTTTCAATAGTAAATGATTGTTTCTCTCTTGGATAAGAGATAACATCACCTTCTTTTACATCAATCTTTTGTTTGTCAGTTGTCCTTAAAACAACAGTACCATTGTGTTTGAACCATTCTTTCCCCTCTGGTAGTTTATAAAAACCACTTTTCTTCATCTTAACCTTAGTTACTCTCTTTCTACCTGTCTCATACTTAGGTAAGTGTCTAGCAACTAATTTTTCATCTCCTTTTCTTATTCTTAAAGCAAGAAATTCATAAACAAAATCATCTTTGATCATAAATACTTCTTGTTTTAATAAATCTCCTTTGTATCTATAAGTTGTATTTTGATAGAACATTAGATTCTCATAAACAGAAAATTCAACAATATTTCTTAAATTGTTCTTAAAGCTTTCTGGCATTACTTCAGACCACCATTTAATAATGGCTCTAAATGTAGCTCTTTCTTGAGCACCACCAACTTTAGATACAATTCCCAACTCTCTAAGAATATTATGTTGACGAGATATATCTCCAACATGTATTAATACTCTTCTCAACATGATTTCAAGTTCATGTTTCTTTACTTCTGTGAGTGCTTTGTTTAATATTGATTCATCTATTTGCCCCTTGGCAGTTCTAAGATGCATCAAAGCATTCAATGTGTGTTTTAAATCAGGCTTTTCCATGTTTTTTGATTTTTAATATTAATATTTAGGGTTAAATTAGAGTTTCACTATGTTTTTAATAAATAAGGAGCTATTTGTATAACAGTTATTTTCTAAGTGAAACTAATATATTAGGCAGGGTTTTTTCCATAAAAAAATACCACTATGTTATTATCAGTTTTCTGTTTGATTTTTAACTAATTCTAAGTGGTATTATACTTTCAATCATGGACAATTGGTTGCGAAGAGAGGAGTTGAACCTCTAATTACAAGTTTATGAGACTTGCGTGTTACCATTACATCCACCTCGCAATGTGAATAAACCAATAGTTTTCTAGGTGTTCCATAATTACTTAGTTAACTCATAATTATTGCCAAGGGACCCAAGGTACTTATCTTCGTCAAGATTATACGAGCTATTGGTTTAAGTTTTAAATATTTTTAAAAATAACAATCTGCTTGCCAAAGACAGGAGTAGGTAGATCTACTTTACGCTTTAAGTTTTGTTAACCTGTAGTCCATCTAAACTGCCATTTTGGCTTATGGCTTATTCTATTATTCCTGTCAAGGAGAATCAGTTTAGTTTCATCAAATTGTTATTTAAATGTTGCCAATTCATAACTGGCTTTCTGCGGAGAATGTGCAATTCGCATACACTCTTTTATATTACTATAAAAGTTTCTAATAACATGAGTCACAGTTGCTAAGTTAGTTAAAATATCTAACTACGAGTTGTTTTAATATTCTCCATTTAAAAAGTGGGGCAGGGTGGATTTGAACCACCTATTAAAGTATATGAAACTTGTTTTTAACCTTGTAACAGTTTCTAAGTGTAGTAAAATACAACACTAAGTTGTTTATTTTACTGCCCCATATATTGTATCTCTCTATGATTTATCATCGTAGATGTTGGAATTGAACCAACTACCCATTGTTTATCAAACAATTGCTCTACCAAGTGAGCTAATTTACAAATAGTTTTTAACTAATTCTAAGAGAGATTAAATTTTTATTGCAGCTTTAAACAGATTCGAACTGTTGTTTTTGAAGGCTGACAACCTAAATCCCAGCACCAGCTGAGCACATAAAGCTAAATTAACCTAACTATGATCTTCAAAATCCAAATTTGACGCATTTGCAATGCTATAGTGGTTTTCTAAGTTAGGTTGTTTTTTGTGAGAAATTTTAATTTCACATTCACAAATCTTTAATTAATGTTTAACTCAACTATTATAGGTCAATTTAGAAAATTGGTGCTTAATCAAAGCTTTATAAGTTCTAAGTTGAGTTTTAATAATTAATATCACTACGATTCTTTTGTTGCCAGATTTCAAGTCTAGTGCCTAACCATTTGGCTATAGGTCCAACAAGTGGATCTAATTGGATTCGAACCAATATTACATAGTTTTAACTACTTCTAAGTGATATTTTTAGCTGCAAGAAACAGATTTGAACTGTTAATCTCCTGATTAGATCTATATAATCAGGCACTTTAACCATTTAAGCTATTCCTGCAATTTAATCCAACTATGAGTTTCTGATTGCATTTATTTGTTGCATTTATTAACATAGTTATGTTCTAAGTTGGATTAAAATTTATTATGTCAAATCTTATATACTACAAATATAGTATAAATTATTTAACAAACAAACTTTTTAACAAAAAAGATTAAATTATTTTATAAATTTAACTCTTTTCTAAGCTTTTCAGCTTGTGTTCTTGCTTCTCTTCTCTTTTCAGTAAGAGTTTTATTATCCTCAATAAACTTATTAAGTCCATCAAGTTTAGCTTTCTTCTCTTTATATTCCACAGTATTTCTTCTGTGTCTTAAAGCAGCACGAAGAAAAGTATATGCTTCAACATAAGTAAATGTTACTTTTTGATCAAATTCATCAAAAAATGAGAACATTACTTCTTGATCACCTATTAGTTCATCATTACACATTGTATTGATGATGCTTGCAAGATGTAGCATTTTACCTTTAATATGTCTTTCAGACCATATAGTTGTATCAACAAGTTGATTCCACTTTTGTGAGTTCTCATCATTATGTACAACATAATTTGATCCTAACATAAGTCCTTTACCATGCTCTTTAAATTTATAAACAGCAGCTTTTTCTTGATCTAATGTAATTGAATTAAAATCCATGTTTTTATAGGGTTTTAGTTTGTAATTTCAAGTAAAATCAGATAAATCTCTAGAACATTACCTGATTTCTTTAGGATGGCTTCTCTTTTTGTATAACACCTAGAACTTATTATACTCTTTGCATATTATCCTATAGATAATACTGCTTCTTTTCCTCTCTCACTCTATTTCATGAAGAGGTCTATCCATATAAAAATAAAAATAATCATATTCCTCTTCATCATTCTTGTGATGTAATAATTTTACAAAAGATGTACCACTGTCCATTGACCATGTTTTATCTTCCATAATAGTAAGTTGCTCATCATATTTAAGTATGAGAGTTAGAATCATTTTTTCATCAATTGGTCTATACATACATTCTTGAATAATAGTATCATTATGTATGTATAATAGTGTACCAAAATTAAAATTGGCTACTAACATTCCATGTTGATTTTGAGTAAAATAAATACTATCTTCTTCAAGAGTATTTATTAGCTCACTAAGAGAATCTCCTAAACTAACTTGTCCTTGACTAGCTAGTATAGTAAATAAGAGTCCCATTGTAATAAATAATTTTTTTAAATTGTCCATGTGTTTTTATTTTTTTGGGTTTGTTTTACTAAAATAATTATTTTTAAGTAAATATGCATGTACTTTAAGTAGTACATCTAATTTCTCTATAAATCTAGCTTTAGTTTTAAAAAGAGTTATCATTCTATGTTTATATGTATAATATTTATTATGATAATCACTTTTTGTACTAAGAATATCAATTGATTGTTCAATTTTATCTTTATATACATACATTTTTTTAGAAATGACTTGAATATCATCATAATTATGATCATTTTGAATAATAAGATAATTTTTTGATTCTTCTAGTAAGCTAAATCTTGGATAGTCTATTACATTGATTCTACCTTCTTTCCTTACAAATCCATGAATCACATCCTTTTTACTTTGTAATTGTAGTTTAGCTCTTCTAATATCATCAATAGGGACAGTTACACATCCAAATGTAATATGTTTTTCTCTAAATACTGCTGAATTACTTTGAAATACTATTTTTGGGAAGAGTACTTTAGTTCCATCTTTTAATTTTAAGGATGCTGAGTTAGTCTTAAAGTTTTTAAACTCTAATACTGATTCTTTAATTACTATTTCTTTTTCTTGTACTTTCATAAGATTTGATTTAAATAAAAACTCCAGCTACTATATTTCACTGGAGTTTAAAAATACTAACTTTTACTGCTCAGAATGCTTGTCAAATCCTGTTTCTGCTTCAATAGCAGCTGCATTAGGATTAGCATTAACTGGAGCATTCTCCAAGTATACATCCTTAGCATTAGAAGCAGTTAATTTAACAGATCTGAAAATTTGCTCACCATCAGTGGTAGAAAGCATATCTCCACTTGGAGTTTGCTTTTCTTTAAATGCAGGTTTATTAAAACCATTAGCATCACCTGTTTCTGGTAAAACATTATGATCAGATTCACTAATCTCACGAATAGTTAATCTTAAATCCATTCCCATTTTCTCACTAAGATCTTGTCCTTTAGCTAAACCTAGTTTAGCAACTTGATCTTTGTGAATAGTTTGGAAAGCAACTCTCTGCTCTTCAAAGTTTCCACCTAGTAACATAGAAGTCAAAGTACCTGTCTTTTCCCTAATAGTTACACTTCTCAATTGAAGAGTTTTGTAGTCAGGATTGTTTCCTTCTTTAGCTTCATAGATTTCTTCAATAACTACATTTTGAGCTTTGTTGTTGTTTTCTTTAGTTTCCATCTTGATTTTTGTTTTAGATAGATTATTAAAATAGCAATATGCTATTGAAAGGATAGGAAGACTCGAACCTCCATTATGACACCTGCCTATCCTTTTGGATAATTAAAATTTGGCTTTATTTTTAATTTTGTTATTTAATAAGTAAAAAGAGGGAATAGTTGAATATAATTTTAATAAACCACAAACCACAGTGAATAATAATTGATTAATTACCATTCCCTCTTAGTAATGAGAACAAAGTAGGAAAGTGTTCAAACTAATAGTATACACTACTAGTTAACACTAAGCACATCTTTATCACTCAATATTTTTATGCTGTTTTAGCATCTTTAGATTGTTTCTCTTGTGAACAATTATCATCATGACAATCATTACAAGCTACAGGATATCCATGAGTAAATAACTCTAATTCCTGTTTCTTATTCTTTTTAATAAAATAACATCCACAGAGAGAACAACAAGTTCCATCTATCATGTCTTCAGCAATTTGTCCCATAATTAAAGTTGGTGTTTAGTTTTAAAATCTTCACCACAATAACATTTCCAAACCATAAAATAAGCTTTTTTCCTATTTAATTTAGTTTGGCCTAAAAATGTATTCTCGTGAATTAAATTACTTCTTAAACAATGAGGACAATGAATATTGTCCTCAGATTGTCTTATTTTCTTTATGTCCATAATTAATTGTATATTAAATAATAAACTTTACAATCAATACTTTTCTTTTCTAGTATTTTCTTTTTAACTAGATTAGAGAGAATATTATAGAACTTCACTACATCATGATGAACTTCATCACAAAGTAGAATAATTAAATCAATTATATCTAGTGGTTGAATAGATGTTTCAATTGTTTTAATAATCTCTTGTTCTACTTCTTGTATTGTCATGACTTATTAGGATTAAACATATTATTAATATCTTTCAGTTTATCCATTTCTTCAGCCATATCCATAGCTTTAGACATATCATCACCAGTATTTAATTTAGTCATAAATAATAAACAATTAAAGCCTACTTTCTTTTTAGCTTTCTCAATGTCTTCTTTATTATGACTAATGGCCATAACTTCTCTACATTGATTTACTGATTTTTGTAATTCTTTTAAAAGATCTTCGAAAGGTATTGCAGTTGCTGTAAAAATTAATAATTGATCCATGATTTTTGTTTTAGTTTTAGTTTTAAATTTAAGTTTATTTATCTCCATAATGTATCAATAATTATGGTCGCACAATTAGTTTAATAATCCACCTGATTAAGACACATATATCATTATTAAACTATACAACAAATACTTTCATATTTGAAGGCTAAACAGAAATTCTAAGTAGATATTAATCACACTTTAACGAACTCATTATTTAGCTGCCTATAATTAACTGATTGAGGTGACTTCATAGCTTTACAGCAGTCCTTTCATACCTTAGTTAATTATAATATTATCACCTTTAAAGGTGTAATTATTTTATTTTATAAGCATTATATTTAGTAACTAATTCATTATACTTATCTTTTGCTTTATCATAGTCACTAAATTCTTCTCTAAAGTAATCAGGACTATCCTGATTGAATAGACCCACAATGTAAGTTACTATTGTAAAGTTATTTGTAGTATCTATTTGTACATGAGTTGAGAAGTGAGCATTTACATTATGACCCTGAGAATCAGTAATCATACTCAAACCATTTAAGTTTGTAGCATAAATGGTTTGAGTGTCTTTTAATAATTTAGCATTTACTCTCATACTAATTATCCATTTTTTCTTGAATTATCACTATTTTGTTTGTCTATTAATACTATTAATAAGTATATTAAACCTATTGTAAGTAAAAATGCTTCTATTTGTCCCATGAGCTTTTGTTTTAGTTTAACTTCTATGTTTTGATTGTATTAAATTAGAACTCTTATATTTGGATAAGAGTTCTATGTTGTTAATTAAATGATTTACTTACTAGTTCTGTAAATAAATGTTCTGCTTCTTCATTATTATAATAATAATCATTTAATAATTCTAACAAATCAGGTAATAACATGTCTTGAATTGTTTGAGCATTAAACCATTTTAAATAATGAATTTGAATTTTAATTTCATCTTTATTATCATTAAACCATTGACGAACTAAAGGTTCTATAAGATGATCTTTAAAACTAATAGGATAACTAGGATCTATAGCATATTGATTATGTGTAGTTTTACCTAATTGTATACCATTAACAGTAGTAATAGTTTTAACATTAAATAATTTAATGTCCTCTCTACCATGATGTTGAGTATGTACATAATTGTTACTAGCATCTAATGTTCTAGATAATCTACCTGATCCAATATTAGATTTATCATTATGATTCCAATATTTTAATACATTTTGAAGTGTATCATTACGTTTAATTACAGACATGAGTTTGGGTTTTAATTTAGATTAGTATTTATGATTATGTTATTATATAAACTGACATGTTGACATGGTTATTGTAAAAGTGCATGACATGTTGTCAGTTGTAGTGTAACACACCTGTAACCACTATGTACACTACATAACCCCTATGTTATGACTCTTTTTAAAGAAACTGCACTATTGTGCAGTCCCCTTAGCATTAGGATAGTTCATCAAGAACTTCTCCACCTGCTTTGTGTAGTAACCAGAATGTATCATCATCACCAGTAACTTCACTAACTACAGGATCTTCCTTATAGTTCATTTCAGTACCTACTGCACCAGTTACTTCACCTGCAGTAAAGAAGTTCTTACCAGTTTTGTCATTGTGACGAACCTTGATAGAATCTGCATTAGTTTCAGCTAAGAATTGCTTTACAGATAGACTTCTGTTAAATTTCAATGTATTTGCCATGATAAAAAGAATTAAATGAACCCCTAATTATATATATGCACATGAAACCTAGGGGATATGTCCAATGTGCAGAAGTTAGGAAGGGTTATTGTTAAGGTGCCAAACACTTTCACTTTGATATGCTAAATTTTTAATATTCCTACTCTATGGTACACATGAAACTTTTCATATAGACAAATTATATTTCATGTATAAACATGGGGGGCTACTTAAAATTATTCTTCCTGAATATCAATTATTTAAGCAAGTCAAAAAAAAATAATTCCCAAAAAATTTGGAAGCTACTTTTTATTTTACTATATTTACCTCATGACACACTTAAATAAACATATTTTAATAGTTTCACCTGGTCGCATCAATGCGAAAAATAGCAACAGGTCTAATAAGGGGGTTGAAATAAAACCTCTTATGTCATAAAGAGAATTTAACACAAGATTCTAAGACTACCACTCTGGGAAGAGTAAAGTGAAGAGTAGAATTGGGGCAAGTTAATAGCTTGAATACTAATTAGAGACAAGGTTAAATTTAAAATCCAGCAAGACTCAAAAAGGCTAAGGAGGTGTGAATCCTCTAGGGAGAACTTTGTTCTTTTGTTAAATATAAACAAATTAAAATATAGATTGATACATCATAGATGTATATTCATGAAATTGTGTCTTAATGGCACTGGAGAGATAAAAGATGCGTTCTTATATATAAATACAGGTTTAGTCATTGTGATGTTAAACTATTGTTATTTCAGCTAAACCATCCTTTTTTCTTCTTTTTCTCTCCACTGGTTTTACTCCTTTCGTGTTTTTAGTTTCCTGAGAAAGAGGTTATTGGATGTCCATTCATTAGCTTCTTTCTTTTTTTATTACATCTACTTACAAAATATATCATAATTTATTTGGAATTTACAAATAGATGTATTATATTTGTGTATATAAGTGAATCAATAGCAATAAAAACCAATAAAATTTATTAAATGGAAAGAATTAAGGAAATTGAAAAGATTAAACTAAGTGCACATGATGTATTAGTAGAAGTATTTGAGAAGAAGAAAACTCAAAGTGGTATTATATTACCTGAGACTAGTGATCAAGTTATTAGACATGGTGTTATTATAGGTAAAGGTGAAACAGTCCCAGAGAAATATGCCATTGGAGACATAGTACTTGACTATAATGTACAAACAGTTAAAGCCTATCAAGTAAGTCCAAAGGAAGAAGGTGGGGAGAAAAGGAAGTTCTTCATTGCGAGTTATCTTCATCTGGTGATAGTTATTGATCCTAAGAATTTTGATAATACAAAGGATCCACAATTAAAAGAATCTAAATTAGGCAAGTCCTAATTAACCTAGAGTATACACAGTTACCCCCTCACTGTGTATGCTCTTTTTTAATTTATATACTATGGAAGAAGATAATAAAGTAAGAAAATACCCAAATAGACATCCAGAGAAATTCTTCATGGATCTAGTAAGAATATTATATTTTTTATTAGGGATAGGAGCTTTAGGAGTGCTAGGATATAATTTAGTGAAAGGACTTATATGAGCAACTTCAGAGATGTATCAAGAGATGACTTTGTAGCATTTTACAGTGAAGATAATTTTGTATTTTCATCATTTGCACAAGATGTACATGATCATATAGACATATTTTATGGACCACATTCATTTGATATAAAGTCTAAGAAAGCTAAAAGAATGGGTCAAGATGCTCAAGATGAAGTGACCTGGATAGAAGTAATGAATGTTAGAGGAAGAAAAGGTTGGCTACATGGTAAAGCAACCCACATAGTGTTCCAGTATAAAGATGGATACTTATTTGTGTCTACAAGCAAAATAAGGGATACTTTTGAAGGGAAATGTAATGAAGAGATAGAGTTCCTAACTGGGACTAGTCCTAAAAACTATCAATACTATAGGAGAAAATATAAGAAAGATATTATCTACTTAGTACCTATGAAAGAATTAGAAAAGATTGGAGTCTTTGATAATGAAGGAGTTTTACAAGATGTTAATTTAAATTAATTATATGAAATATACAAACAAAGAAGTAGCACAAGCAGTAGAAGAGCTAAATGGCTATAGCAAAAGACCAGAAGATATGGAATTTAGCTTGTATAAGATGGCAATGAAAGAACAAAAGCTAAAAGTTAAACAGCATAAACTTGGCGTGTTCTTTCATGCATCTGCAGAATTAATCCCTAGAATAGGGGCTAATGGAAGAATCATAGTACCTGTTCAATGGATAGGTAAGACTAAGGGTAAGACTTATGTAAATAAAGAGAAGCAAGAAAAAAGAAAAGTAACATGAAATTAAGAATACCAGCAGTATCAGAAGAAGATAAGTTTGATCTTATCATGAACATTGTAAGTTTTATTCCTCCTTTTAATAGTCTCAGAAGGAGGGATAAACAAGTTCTAACTGGCTTGTATTATGCTAATCATAAATATGCTGCAGTTCCTGAGAATAAAAGGAATGTAATTATATTTGATTATGATACAAGGCAGGAAATAGCTGACAAATATGGAATGTCTATAAGTACTATATATGTATGTATGATGAGGTTAAGAAAGAAAGGCATAATAACAGCTGACACTTTAGTCAAAAAATATATATTACATGATACAGACCAAATCATATTCAATCTCTCCACCAATGAATAATTTAGTATATTGGGTGGAAAATAGTTCTGAAAATATACAAGAGTTATTTAATATTTACTATGAGATGGTGGATGTTATAGAGAACTCTAGTAATTATAAGGTTCATAAGAATACTATATTTGGAACTGATTCTAATACCATGAAAATTACAATATGGAAAAATATGAATTGACATGAAGTACAGAAAATTAAAAAAAGGAGAACATGCAGATTGTAGTAGATGTGCAACCAAATCAAGGACTAGAAGAGCTACATATATGATAGAGCTTGATGAATTTGATATAAGTATTGAATCTCCTATATGTAACCAATGTTTAAAGGAAATTAAAGAACAAGATAATGAAATGATTATTTAACTTAAATTTATGACTATGGAAATACAAGAAGAGCATGTTGTTAATTTGACTTTCATTAAATCTAATGGAGGAAATGAAGCTGGAGTATTTAAAGAGATAATAAATATTTTAGATAAAGAAATTCATAAGATTGGTGTTAATAAGGTTAGGTTTAGTGACAAACAAATTGTTTTAATTAAAGGCTTAAATGAAGTATTAAATAATCATGAAGCATTCACAGACAAAACAGATAATCAAGAACATAGCCAAGAATGAGGGCATTAATGCATCAGATGTTGAATTGATGATTGACTCTCAATTCTTATTATTAAATAAAACAATAAGTAGTTCCCAAAGGAGTCTATTAGAATTTCCATCTATAAGATTACCATCCTTTGGGATATTCTATTCTCCAGAGTGGAAGGTAGAAAAATTTAGGAAAATAAACCAAGAAGAAAGATGATTAAAGAAGTAACACTAGAAGAATTAAAAAAGATAGAAGGTACATATATCTATCCTAAAGTATCTA